CTAACTGCCAAAGGATTCACAATGGCGTTCATTGCAAGGTTTCTGTTTATGGCAGCATCTCACACTCCAATGATGTATTCAATTTTTATTATGTATAAACTGGGTGTTATTCTATTTTGGTTTGGGGTATTACTATATGTTGTAAGAATAATTTTAAATACATATTTTAGTATAAAGGGTATTAAATAATGGGAATGCCACTTACAATTGATACAGAAAGTCGTCAAAGAGAAAAAGTAGCAATTGACATAAACTTTTCTGGTAATAGATATAGAACAGAAAATGGATTATTTACCTTTCCTGCGCCCGAACTAGCAACAATTGATAGACACATATATTTTCTATTAACACACTCTGTTCAGAAAGAGTTTGAACAGAAATATATAATGAAACCTGACTACCTGAGTTACGACGAATATCAAACTGTAGCATTAGCTCAGATGTTAATGTATGTAAACAATGTTATGTCAGTTGAGGCATTCAATATGGAAGTAGTTGTCGTTCCAGCTATGTCTGCAATCATTGACATGCTACAAGATAAATTTATACAGCAACCAGTAGAAGACTTATTTGAGGTTAATTGGTAAATGATAAAACAAAAGTTTGATCTCCTAAAAGGAGTTGACAATGTAATAAAAGTTTCCAGTTCAACAATTAGTAAAGCGTTGGTTGCAAATGGTCCGAGAAAGATTTTCGTAAATTTAGAATTGGAAAGGCAAAGAATAAACCATTTTTCAAAAACTAGAGTGTTCGATTTAATCTCTAGAATCACAGCAAGAAAACAAGTTTATGTTGTGAACTTTGATAAATATGCTTTGCCCGTAACGTACAATGTTACAACCAAAGGAATGATTATAAACATAAGTCATTTTGGAGTAGATGATATTCTATCATCAAAACCTGGTCCTATAAATCTATACGCTCTAATGGTTTATGCTATAACTTTTTCTGACTTGGTTTCAGGAAAAGCAAGAGTCAGTGATAGATATTCTTCTGTAATGGCTGACTATTTAACTAGTTTATTAATAAGATTTTTTGGAAAACAATATGGTCTTTTAGGAAGTTTTTCAAGTGAGATTATCAAATTAAAATTTCTAATCAATTGTTATGTATTAGGATCTTTCTTTGGCATAACTGGTTTACAAGCATGGAAAAGAGCTTCGGCTGCTTCATCTTTTTCCTATAAAGATCTTGAAGATAAATTGAAACGATATGACTTTACAACTATAAATGATTTTATTACTTCATTATCAGAAACGGGGGTTATGCCAAATATCAATAGACATTTATTTGCAGGTAAGATTTTGCAAATGTTAGGATTAAACTTCATGCCGGCGATGGAAGATATGAGTCGATTCATTTCTATTCTGACAACATCAGATGTTAGAGGAAGCAATATAGTTCCAGCATGGATATCTAAATATAACGAAAGGGCATATCAAAACATCTTGGAAATTTCAAAGAATATTTTCAAGAGGAGATAATGGAGATGAAATGGATAGAGCATCAATCTTTGGAAACTTTAGAGCAAAAGTTGTTGATAATAAGGATCCGCAAAAATTCGGTAGAGTCCTAGTTTGGATCCCAGATTTGATGCCGGAAGTAGATGAGACCACAGGTCTTTGGGCAAGACCTGCAAACAATCCCCTTGGTGGTCGTAACATGGAAAATAGTAATGAGCATCACTATATGGGAACATCTTATATTCCAAAAACTGGGGCATGGGTTTTTATTTTTTTCGAAGGTGGTAATGTTAATCGTCCTTATTACTTTGGTGCTTTAGATTTAGAAAATACCAAAGTCCTACCAGAGAACCAACTCGGTTCAAACTATGAAGATAAATGGGTAGTATTAAAAAGTCATGAGGGTCGTGCGATTGTTGTATCTGATGATCCAGATGATGAAAGGGTTGAGATAACAGGGAAGAAACGATACATTTCAAACCCCCCAACTGGGGATGAGTTTTCTGTTTATCGAATTGATGGAAATCAAACTACAATTCTTTTGGATGAAAGAGATGGTAAACAAAAGATATTAATCAAATCCTATAAAGGAGACTTCATTCATTTTGATATTGATGATAGAGATTTAGAAATTAAGTTTGCAAGAGATATACACATTGAAGCGGGAGGAAATATATTTGTAAAGGCACAAGGAGATATGCATTTCATAGCTGGTAAAAGTATCATGACCTCCGCTCATGATGAAATTAATACAATCTCTGGTAATAGAATGAATATTGAATCTGGAGAGGAGTATAATAGACGAGTTCATTCACACTCAATCGAAGTCGTTGATGGGGATAAGATAACAAAGGTAGATGGAGATTTATATGTAGAAACTGGGGGAGATCAAAATATTACAGGAGGAGGAAACATCAATACAGATGCACCGTTAATACAAGATAATGCTGGAGCTTCTTCTCCAGCTCCTAATGTAGTTATTAATACAATTGTTGCAACTGAAGCAGAAGCAGAGGGGGATAGAGATACATAATGCCTGATTCAACGTCAATACAAAATGTAGAAATTGCTGTAGCTTCCACATTGGTAAGCGATTTCAATAAGAAAATGTCAAGTATAAAAAGTTTATCCCTAAATACAACATCAAAATACAGCAGCATTCAAAATCAGATAGCTAGTATTTCTCCTGTGGATTTTACACCTCCTGCTATTTTTCAGGCAACTACTGACACTGCTACCAATACAGCATTTGAAAGTAGCTCATGGTTAATGGCTGAAGATGCTGGAAGAAAAATACAAGAAGTCACAAGTAGATGTGATATATTAGAAGATATTCCTCTCGGAGCAGCAATTGAAAAAATGAGAGGCGGTGTATTGGATGATGCTAAAAAAGCAGCAAGTGATGCCATTGAAGCAGCTAAAGAGCAATTAGGACTTAGTATGCCAGAGTTTGCAATTGGAGAAACTTTAAGCGATATAGTTAATAAAGGTCGAGCAGCATATGAAGCAGCCGAAGACGCTCTACAAGAATCAGTTAGTGATATATTAGAATCTGGAAAAGCTGGACTTGCTAAAGCTCAAGCAGTAATAGATCAAGTTGGAGGAGCAGTTTCAGAAGGAAAGAAAATGATTCAAAAAGGATTAGAGACACTAACTCCAGCTTTAAAAAAGTTAGATGAAATAATAAATTGTATGGATGCAGTTGGAGGCGAGGCAGTAGTCGGACAGACCGATGAAATGATTGATTCCCTTAATACTGTATATGATCAAGCTCAGGTACATAGCGATCCAAGTTCACCAACGTTTGGAGAATTTGATTCAGATACATTTTTTAGTCAGATACCAGGAATAACTCCAGACCAAAAAAGTAATTTATTAAAAGCTACTAACTCATATGATAAAATAAAAAACAATTCTTCTAAAGTTGTTGATAAAGCAAAAGATTTTGCAGAAAAAGATACGACTAAAAAAAGTGTTTCAGCTTTAGCAGGAGGGTCTGAAGATAGTATAACAGAAAAGAAAACTAATATAAAAAAGAAAACAGAAGTTGTATTTGATACTCCAGCAACTCCAGCTATTCCTGCTGCACCTGCAACAGAAACATCTCCTGCTAGACCAGCACAACCAGCACAACCAGCAGAAGAAACTCCTGCTCCTGAACCAGCTGTAGTTCCTGTTCCTGACAATAAAGCAGCAGTTCAAGAAGATGAAGATCTGGTTCCGAATGTCACAACTTGGAAAAATCTAGTTAAAGAAATAGAAGTAGATGAAACTGATATGGCAGTTTATTTATCATACGATCCAAATAGAGAAAATTATCCTAGATTCAAAACTGATTTTATTGAGATCCTTCCATTAGGTGGAACTCTAAATCCAACTCCAGATGACTTAACTATTATTTATAGTATACCTGCTGTAGTTATTGATGAAGTAGTTCAAGAAAGTACAACTGTGCCTGGAACAAATATGAAGTATACTCAGGTTAGTGTTGCAGTTGAAGCTAACTTAACAAAATTGGGAACAACAACTACAGGGTTTCTTCAAGCTGAAATATATACATTAAATTCTAGAAGAGTACCAGAGGATGAGTGGCAACCTCGCACCGCAGGAAGTATAAGACTTGCAATAA